CGGGAGAAACTGACAGACACTTACGCCCGTCAGCTGGTGGGCCGTGTCATCTACCATCGCCTAGCGGATTGGAAAGGGTTCGAGCCTATCCCGTTCCCGTACCAGGATAAGCAGTGCATTGACTACGCGAACGCGATCATTGACGCGATGGGCTACGACGATGAGGCAATCAGCAGCATGGAGGAATACTTGGTGGATAGGGGTGATGACCTGTGAGATACCAGCTGAAGGTGTTTGGTAAGTATGAGCCGGATACGTACCATTTCACTGACCCTCGTGACCTTGCCGACTTCCTACTGTCGCAGGAAAGTATCGTGGAGGTGATGGTCGATGAGGTATGAGCAGGTGGATTGGGATCGTGCTGGGTGTCGTGGTGTGTTGACTGAGTTGTTCTACCTGGAAGGTCAGGGTGCGGCACAAGACATCACCCCGTCACTGAAACGGGCATGTAAGTCCTGCCCTATCCTCTCGGAGTGCCGTGAGTATGCGATTGAGCATGAGACACAAGGGTTCTGGGGTGGTTTGACCATGAGTGACCGTGCGAAACTGCGTGCGATGCGGAACAGGAGACACAATGCGGCCTAGAGTGGCTGAAATAAGGGCTGTGACGGCCCTCCTGGACGCTGAATGGCAGGACGTGGAGGATCTATCACGGGCTGTGATCGAAACCGTCTATGAGTCTCTGATGGATAGGGAGTGGTGGACTGTTATCGCATCTGATAAGCGGCTTGGCACGTTCGTGTATGGTCCGTACGAAACGAGAACGAAAGCAACGAAAGCGATAGGGAAGGAGATCGTTAGCCCTGGACCTGAGCCTATGCAGGCTCTCATTCGACCCTTGATGAAAGGTGACCCCACATGATTGAGGCACTGTTCATGGTGGCTGCCACGGATATTCCTGAGTATGAAGTACCGGCAGTGTACCGGCAGTACGAGAAGTGTGTGGCTGAACGTGAGTCAGAGAACACGCCTACGGCAGTGAACCCGACAGGTAAATACCGTGGCATGTATCAGTTCGATAAAGCCTTGGCTCGTGGCACGACGTACCACATCACGGATTGGTTACGGACCTGGCACTCTAAGCCTAAGCAGTACGCGAAGTGGCTGCGAGCGACTCCGATGAACAAGTGGCCTGAGGAAGTGCAGACTGCTGCGTTCGTTGCCGTGTTGGACGGTCACGACAAGAACATCAGGTGGTATGGTAAGTCACACTTTGCTGGAGGTAGATGGTCATGCTAGGTAAATGGAAAAAACCGTTGGGAAATAAGGGTTTTTCGCACCCTCTACCTTGGATGCATCACCTCCTGAACATTGAGAACCGTTCCGATTACCGTGGTGTACCCACCTACGTCTGCCCATGCGGGTATGACATGTTCCTGATCGCTGCCATCTTCGATGGTGACACCCAGGAACCTGGCATGTACATGCTTGATGGTGTGTGCGCCCACTGCGGTGCGATTGTTACTGTCCCGTGCCCTGCTGATGGGCCTGACCCTTTGGAGAAGAACGATGATATGCAAACCCTGTAGAACAGGTGGCGAGCTGAACAAGCGTGGCCTTGGGTTACGTGACGATGACAAGCGGCGTGACGCTGAGGCTGCGTTTGAGCAGGCTAAGTTCTTCCACGATGATTGTGTTGGTAAGACGAGATGCCAATGCCAGCATGTCGTGGGGATACGGATGATTAGTAGTTATGACTGAGTGTTTCTGGTGCGAGACAGAGTTTGATGGGACATACTATCGGTGGAGATGCCCTAACTGTGGGGCGAAGGCTAACTGTTGCGAAGGAGAACCATGCCGAGTCGAATAGTAATGAGTGGGTTCGTGTCTGCTGAGTGTGAGGCACGGACGTTGGGTGATCTTCGTGCCCTCGTGAAGTGGTGCGACGAGTACGCAGTTGAGGATAACTGTGGACTTGATTGGGGTATGGGTAAGGTGTATGTGGAGCTGACGGGTGATAAGGCTGTGCCTGCTGAGTGGATTGAGTGCGGTGACCACATTCCACCGACGAGGAAGTACCACCTCATCATTGACACGCACTATCACGGCCCCGAGACTTACGAGGAGGCCCGTGAGGAGGCGTTGGAGAAGCCAGCGAAGTATGACTGGCCTACTCGTGATCGTTACGGCGATGAAGCGAGGCCAGAATGATCGGTGGAATGAGTGACCTGACCATACCCGAGGAAGATCCCTGCCTCCACGAGTATGAGACTTGGCGGGGACGGGACGTGTGCATGACCTGTGGACTGGAGAAGAAACCGTGAGGATCGGGTTCGTAGCGAACGACTTCCTCCTGGATGGGAACAGGCTTCGCCCGGGAGGATGCTCCTACTACCGCTGTATGCTGCCCATGAACACCCTCAAAGGACACAGGGTAGCGTTCGGTCCACCAGCATTCACCTCAGAACACGGTTTCGGTGTGAGGATAGCGAAAGAACAAGCACAGTTCGGGTTCGATGTGATCGTGATGAAGATGCTCATGGACAGGTGGATACCTAAATACATGCAGATAGCGCAAGAGCTGGGCCAAAAGATCATCGTGGACGTGGACGACCATTACGACGGACTGCATGAAGCAAACCGCGCCTATGAAACAACTGATCCTAGTAAAAATAAGATCACGAACCGTGAACATTACCGTGCAGTTATTCAACAGGCAGACTTACTCACCGTATCCACTCCGTTCCTGGAGGAATACTACCGTCCTCTCGTGAGCGATGTCAGGATGGTGCGGAATGGCATTAACCCGAACCAGTTCCAACCACGAAAACACCGAAGCATGAAGCCTGTGCTGGGTTGGGCTGGGGCTATGGACTGGAGATCCAATGATGCTGAAACTGCACGCCCGTGGCTGGGTGAGTTCCTTAATGAGCATGACCTATTGTTCCATCATGCCGGTCACATGGAGGACTCTAAGGCTTTCTGCGACGCTGCCGGTGTGGACATTGACCGGATGATCCTGTCTCCTATGCGTCCACTGCACCGCTACCATGAGATGCTGGACTTTGATATTGGCCTAGTGTTGTTGAGTGAAATTGACTTCAACAGAGCCAAGTCCACGATCAAGGGCTTGGAGTACGCCGCATCGAACATCCCATTCGTGGCGCAAGGGTTACCGGAGTACGAGTTGCTGTCGCATCAGGGTGTGGGCAGGGTTGCTTACACTCCCGAGGGTTGGAAGGCTCAACTGACTGACTTGCTGGATTACAAGACTCGTAAGCGTGAGGCTGCAACGCAGCGTAACCTAGTCTTGAAGGACTATTCAATTAACGCTCGTGCCCACGAGTGGGTGGATATTTACTCCATGTTCCGTGACGCTAAAGCCATAGTACCAAACGTTAAGATTGAGTACGTTCACGCTGGAGGATGAGATGAAGGTTCTGCTGTACCACGACTGGCTTCTTGCTGAGGATTACCTTGGCCCGGTTGCTACCGAGATCAAGTACCGCCACCCCGAGTGGGAGGTGTACCACGGTGGTCACCACAAGCCTGTTGAGAACCACGAGTATGACTGGGTTGTGACGTGCGACGAGTTGAGTGCTGGCAGGAACAGGGCTAAGCGTTCCTTGTGTATCTTCCACGGCCTAGCGTCGAAGGGTCAGGCGTTTTCTACTGCCCGTCGTGAGGCTTTCGTGGACACTGATACTGTTTTTGCTGTGCCTGGTGCGAGGTACGCAACAACGCTGCACGAGATGGGTGTGCCAGAGGATCGAGTGTATGTGACGGGTTTAACGAAACTGAGTGGGTTCAAGAGGAACATCCTGTACGCACCCACACATAACCCTACCCTGTCTGCTGTCCCTGTCATCAAAGACAGGATCTACGAGTTGGATAACGTGAAAGTGCAACTGCACACAGCTATCGGGGAGAACGAACATCACACTCGCTGGCGACGCTACTACGCTGACGGTACTGTTGAGTCAACGGAAGATAATCTGCGTTGGGCTGACGTTGTGATCGGTGACTTCGGTTCCATCATTGTGGAAGCGATAGCGTTAGGTAAGCAAACATTCCAAGTCATCAACCCTGAGTGGGAACAATGGTATCTGGGTCGCGGCTTGTCGAAAGCTGAGATCATTAACCTGCCTGAAGTGTGGTATCCGAACCGATACTCCACGCAAGTTTATTCGTTCGATGACTTGTATGATGCACTCAACATTATGCCGTTTGGTGATTCAGCGGTTAGGGTTGTTCAGATATTGGCACGACACCAATAACCGCTGTCTGCCAGTTGGAAGTGGAAGGGTTGGGCCAGTCCGGTTGAAGCACGGTTTCAACTGGAACAATCTTCGCACTCAACCCTGAATCCAGCATTATCTCCAAGGTCAATGCTTCTGTGGGTGTCCAAGCGTGGGACCACGGATGCTGCGGCTTGTCAGGATTGTGACGGATAGCGTTCAATAGTGTTACTGGTTGCCCCGTGGCGATTGCCCTTTCAATGCAAGGGCCAACAGTCATCACTAAGCCGCCAGGTTTCACGGTTGCTGCGATGTTTTGCACTGCCGCAACTGTCTCATCAAATGGTATGTGTTCTAGGACGTGACCAATGTACGCCTTGTCAAAAGAACCAGGCTTGAATGTTTCACCGTAGTTGAAGATGTCAGCGAGAACATCAGGGTCACGAGTGCCCTTGGGTGCTGGAAGAATGTCGGTGTTGCACCAACCGTCAGCGTAGTGCGGTCCTGACCCTACGTTCAAGCCACGGAACTTGGAACCATCTATGAGCGCGACCACGGTGGCTCCCCGCCTAGACGTTCCACTAGTTTCTCCATGATCCGATTGTCACGGCGACGCACTGTGCGTTCCGTAACCTCCAACCGGGCAGCCATCGCATCAACAGTAACCCCACCATCCCGGTAAAAATCCTCCAGAAAAAACTGATCCTTCTCCGAGAGGGAATAGTACGCTGATCGAACATCCGAGATCATCGCCAACCGATTGTTACCCTCTGCTGGACGGGACGGGCCTTTAGGTTCATCGTGTGCCATGTTGCTGGATTGCGTCCAATCATCCACATCCCAAATGTCCGGCAATAGTTCACGGATCATCGCCGGAGTGTAGTAGAAAATGTCCCCAGAATGTAGCCCAGACTTCTTCTTACGTTCCTGAGCAATAATCGTGAGACACCGTTGACGGCAAGCGTTACGTAGCTTGTTCTGACCATGCCTACCTTGAGTGCGCCAATGCACCACCTTATCTAGATGCTTCACCATCCACAGGTTCGCTTCACCGATCATTTCTTCCGCTTCCACGATCCCTCGACCTGACCGGAAAGCCGACAATGCGCCCTGTCGGGCGATCTTCATGTCGTCGGCAGTAATCGGATCAACTTCTTCTACCACGAGTACACTGTCCCTTCCACCATGAAAGACTTTTTCTCAATCGGCACTGGCTGCGGGTACACATTCTTCCCATCCACATACAGGATGCCGAAACCTTGCTGCCAGTTGTGGGTTTTCGCGTACTTCGCTTGCTTCATATCCATCAGGTTACCGACCTCAAACCCGTACAGGGTGCGGGTGATCTTCCCGTTCACGCTTGTCGTGTGCGGCTGCAACCCAAGACGGTGCGTGTGACCACACACAACCGATAAGCCAACCTTCTTGCACAAACCAGCAGCGGTCTGTCCACTGATTTGCGACACGCCAGCTTCGTCACCGTGCATAGCGACCCATCCGGGTGCGACATGGAACGCTTCACTGTGATACGTGATACCAAGTTCGGGTAGTCGAAGGAAGTTCTCTATCTCAATCTCCGGCAACCCAAGCAACCCCGGTAACCGTCGCATCACTTGATGGTAGAGCCTGTCGGTGTGGTTGGATCGGATAACGTGGCCCACTTGAAGGTCGCGCAATACTTGCACGGTCGTATCACGGTCCCGCCCGATACTGCGTTCATGCTCCAGGGGCGTGCCTTGGCTCCAACGCGACACCGTTTGCAGATCAATCTCGTCCCCGATGGTGAGTACAATGTCGTCCTTCGCTTTCATGTCGGTGATGCATTGTGCGAGCGCATCTACTGCCCGCTTGTCGTGGAACGGAACCTGTAAGTCGCTGACGACCCATACTCGCTTCACAACTTTTCCTCCAATGTGGTTTTCCACCTAGACAACTGGATATCCAGAAACGTCAAATAGTTAACAGCGTCAGCTATCTCATCCCTGAGTTCATCGATCAGTTTATGCAACCCCATGTCCTCAAAGGACTGCTTACCTCCACGCCCATACTCACGGTCACCCGCACCCAAAATGCGTAGCCGTGCATAGTTCGTGAACCTGCGCTGAGCCTCCGACAGTTCAGCAGTAGTTATCCCGTACCCGGGGTGTTGTGGCGGGGCAAAGGGTATACCGCCAAAACTATTTTCCCGGACTGGCGGTTGTGGCTTTCCACCCGCAACCCCAAGGAAGTCAGAGAGTGCAGGAGACTCGCCCAATCCTGCTCCATCATTGTCATACACGATCAAGCCCCTCCCGTGCGATCTCATCCATACGTTTACGCCACTTACGTTCATCCCACTCAGCAAGTCCCCACATGGTTAACGCTACCAGCGTGAAACCAGTGAACAAACCACCAAGCACCCACAAACCAAACACGAGAAACGGATCACTCATAAATACCAACCCTCTTCCGTATGCCCTCCGACCCTTCAGTCAGGAACACTTCGTTAACGTCAAGACCATCCGGCATTGACACGACCACAGCCACATCAATCGCCTGCATGATCTTCTTACCAAGATCCCTACCGGCCTGATCCCCGTCCGTTAGCACGAGAACTTTCCGGTAGTCCATGAAAGCCCGGTAATACCAGGACTTCCAGCCGTTAGCACCAGGCATCCCTACCGCCGGGATACCAACCATGCTGTGCATAACGATAGTGTCGATCTCACCTTCGCAAATAGCGATAACATCGGAGTCCTCCTGGAAAGCAAGCACGTTGTACATGTGCTGTTCAGCTCCAGCCCGGGACATGTATTTAGGTGTTTCGTCTGGGTGTAGGGCACGGAACCGTATATCCACTGGACCAGTCGGTGTGAGGTACGGTATTGACAGTCGTCCCGCGTAGGATTCATGTCCGATCATTGGTTCTTTCACGTAGCCGAGGCGGTGTGTAAGAGCGGCTTCCCCGTTTATTCCTCGACCGAGAAGATAGTCGGCTATGTCTCCGACCTGATTGTAGTACGTTTCGGTCGCTTCCTTCAGTGAGTTCTTCGCATCGACGGACAGCATCGGGATAGTTCACTTCCTCGTAGTATCGGACAACATCTATGGCATCACCTTTGAAGTCGCATGCTAAGCATTTCACTTGCCCTGCGTCTTGGCTGATGCGGCAGGAGGCGTGGGAGTCGTCGTGTACTCCGCATTTGATGGACTGCCATACGCCTCGTGGTGCTGGTAGGTCCCATCCGTAGTGTTCTAGGACGGGCCATATGTCGAACCGTGCGTCGCTCATGTGACACCACCTAACCTGAGTAGGTCTAGCAGCGTATCAAGGGTCATGGTGACACGGGCTTCACCGGCTTTCTTCCCGCGTGTCTTCGTGACCACGACAGGAACGGTGGGTGTCCCGTATTTCAGTTCGTAGTTGCAGGATTCCACGTCGGCTTGACGTAGAAACTCAGCCATTTCTTGCTTTTTAACGTTCTTGGCTTCAATGACGATGGCGAAGTTTTTGATGCTGATGGATACGTCACCAATGTCTTTGGTCCCAGCACGAGGTAGGCGACGAGCTGTGACCCCGGCTTCGTTGAGGTAGTTTTCTAGTTCGGTTTCGAAGCGTGTGCCTTTAACCTTGTTATACATGCTCACGAGTCTAAGTCCTTCAACTGCATGTTCGCCGGGAAGTAATCCATCCACAGGGCAGTCTTACCCGTAGAATCAGCAGGACCGTAACGGTTCTTAACCGCAGCAGCAGCCATCAAACCAGGCTCACTACTCGACAAAGTAACAATCAGGGAAGGAACCTGTGCGATTTTCCCATGCAGTGCTGCACGCGGAGGACACGGGTAACCCTCGTACCCTTCCGACGTGTGATGCAGAATAAGGAACGCAGCACCCGTGTCACGGGACCACCACTTCACCTCACGCATCAAAGATCGAAGCGAAGAGAACTCGTCCCCCGAATCGTGCGTCACATCCACAGCATTATCCACCACCACAAGCTGAGGATTATCACCCATCAACTCACGGTAAATGTTGATCTCATCCTCAAGATCAGCGAGCGTCGGTGACGCATCAAACATCCACCTGATATGGGAAACATTATCGCGGAGCATCGCAGTGGCCCACTCAGGTTCGCTCACCATCCGTTCCTCAACCTCAGCCTGCGGTAACCCTGTCGCCATAGCGAGCGATCGAATAGCCATCGTTGACTCGTGACTGTCAGCACTCGCATACAATGTGGGCACACCGGAACGGATAGCGATAGCGAGTGCGGCTGTGGACTTCCCGGCACCGGGAGGGCCAGCGATCATGCTGACCTCTCCACGGCGCACGGAAATGTGGCTGTCTGTCCACGACTTGAACGGCATGGGGATGGTGGTGCCGCCTTGGTCAATGTACCTGATAGCCCGGTCTAGTGTTCTCACTACTCATCCCAACTGCGTTGTTGGCTAGAGGAAACGCTACTGACTGTCCCGAACTTCTTGACAGCCTTCGCTAGTTCCACCAGATCAACACGCTCGTCACTGATGACGGTGATGCGGTTGTAGTACGGCGTTGTTTCTTCCATGATTCACCTCCTATGCTGGGAAAGAGTTCCACTCTGGCGAGCCACGACGCACCCAATCGGGAGCGCACTGCGACGGGTCACCCTTAGGTGCAGGGCACATCCATGCACGCCACGGTCCCTTAGCGGAAGCACCACTCTTCGCGGTCCTCGCACCGTGCTGGCATTGGGGGACGGTTGCGTTAGCGAACGCTGCGGGTGCAGCATTCTCAACAACGGGTGCAGCAGTAGCCGCCGCCTGAACGGGTGCAGGAGCAGCCACGTTACCGACAGCCCGTGCAGCCACGAGCAGGTCATAGCACTGCTGCAACGACTCGTGAGCCAAAGCAAGCTGCTCCACGAACTCCTCGTGGGTGTCGGCCTGAATGGTGCGTAGTGCGTCACCGACCTTGACGGTGATCTTGTGCATCGGTTCGGTACTCATTAGTTCTCCAAATCACTATCGAAATCAGGTACATATTCTTGCGATCCGTGAGCATAACAGAACTTCTGCACACCACAGTAACCACACATCATGCTGATGTTGGGTACAAAAATCTGCATGTCGATGGCTTTCTTCACATCCCGCATCCAGCGTTCCACCATCGGCAGCGGGTAGTCATTCAGGTTGTACACCTTATCAAGGGTTCCTTGTCGTGCCATCCAGTACGCACCGTAGTCGGGTGACTCACCGAACTGTTGCTGTAACGCTAAGCGATACACAGCCAACTGTAACCCTGCCTGCGGTGGTTTCCCTGTCTTCAAGTCCACGATCATCGTCTGCCCTGTGGCTTTGTCCACGAACACACGGTCAATGTACGACTTGAGGGTTACATCCCCCGGCAAGGTGACAGTGATCCCTAGTTCGATTCCTGGTACACCTTCAGGGGTGTGCCAGATATCTAGGTTGGGGTTTTGTTGCCGCCAGTTGTAGTAGTTGTGGACCATTGTGGGTCCTTCAGCCAACCACCAGGTTTTGTCTTCCTTGTTGGGGTTGGCTTTGGTTGCTCTGCCTCCGGCCCTCCATGGGCCTTCGGGTGCTTTGGCTTCCTCCTCAGCGAATGTTTCCCGGAAGGCTGCTAAGCCTGCTTCGTAGGCTACTGCACTCATGCTTGCTCCTTGAGGAGTTGATGGTCGATTGCGTCGGCAGCAGCGTGCACTGATGTGCCCCCGGCGAAGTACCATGCCGGGTCTTCTTGGACTCCCACGATCTTGGTGAGTCGGTACTTTTCGCCACATTGTAGCCAGCTGGTGAACTGGCTGTGGCTTAGGTAGCTTGGTTGATTCTCCATGGCGAGGATTGTGGGGGTTGTTTTCTTGTTTTGCAAGTGTAACACGCCTCGGCGTGTCGGGTGTTGACGGTTTCTTTTTAACAAACTATAATAAGCCCCGGCCTTTGGGGGCCGGGGCTATAACTAGTTATATTATTATTACTAGTACTATACTTAACTTGGTACTAAGTGTACTAATTTAAAGTTCAACTTTAGTTTTGTCTAGCCTACTAGACAGTTTGTCGGAGTTCTAGCTTACACTTTGTCAATTACGACATAATTGGGATAAAGACACATTATGTGGATATTCCACACCGAAGCCCTGAGAAGCCCCCAGCCACGACAAAAACTCCCCCCGCCTAGACATACCAGACAGGGGGAGAAATGCCGTGAGAATGGCTCACAGAGCCTCTAAAGCCTACCCTTGGGGTGCTCCTTCACGAAACCTTCGATCATCATGCGTGCAACAGTGGGACGCTTCCTCGCATGGCGACGAGCAATCCCAATCACCTGATGCCACCACCCAATATCCTGGCGAACATCAATCTTCCGGGAGGTCCACATTTTGTGGGAAATCACCCGAGACACCGGCCACGAACCAGCACCCAGACGACCAGCATTCAACAAAGCAGCACACAAGAAAGCCGTCGAAACGACCTGCTCCGTGTTCATGCCCTCAGGAAACTCACCCTTCCCCACACGAGCTGACTTTCCGAGGCTTTCAATTTCTATGCCCCAAAGCCTAGAATTGCCGCCATCCTCCGGGATGACCACATCCTTGCCCTTGCGAGGGAACCGCCACGGGCCACCACGACCAGCATGATAAGCACCAGACCCCGACATGACCACCACTTTCCCATCCTCCTTCACGAGGAAATGGGCAGCCCGAACAGGGGCATACGGGTTCCCGTAAGCGATATAACGCTCCGAGTTAACCCCAGCAGTGTGATGAAGCATGATGCCCTTGAAGTCACTCCGGCCACCATACGGGTCAATACGCTTAGAATCCCACCCCGGCATCAACCAAAAGTCAACATTGTAACGCTTCAGCTTGTAACGGATACGCTTAGGCTTCATCTTCATCTACAATGTCACCGTCCCACACGAGCGAAGGTGTATTCTCAGGTCCGAATGGTGCAGAGGCGAGCGAGGTGAGAACGCTGACAATCGCCGCAACCAGCGAAATACCACCAATGGTAGCCCAATCAACGTCTGCAACTCCAGTCTCCCCAACCACAAAAAACGCAACAGCCGTCTGTGCTGCCGTCTTGACGGCGCGTTCGGCAGCGCCACGCCAGAAACCAGTAGTCCAAATCACTTCAATACCTCCATGTCATGTTCGAGTTTGTCCACGTCATCCTCCAGTTCAAGGACAACGTTCTTCAGGATGGTCACATCAACCGCTAAAGCATCAATCTTTTTGTGCAGATCCGACAGTGAGAAACCGCCATTATTTTTCGGCTGAATCTGATACGTAGCCGCTTTAATCTTCGTGTTGATCCACCAACCCAAAGCACCCAACAGGATACCCATGATAGTCAACACAGTCAAAACCAAACCGGCGATCTCATTCGGTGACATTTATACAGACCTCAACAGTACGCGAACCACACCACCCGAACCGTGCCGCTTCGTCCCAATAGACGGAGCGGCAGTACGGTTGTAGGCGACCTCTTCCACATACACTTCCAGCTTCTCGCCGGTAGTGAAATCAATAAACGGGATCGTCGCACCGGAAGCCTCCAGCGACTTCAACGCCTTGAACCGCTTGTAGGCGTTGCCGCGTGCACCATACTTACCGCCCTGCCGGTCAGTCTCAAAATCAAACATGAGAACCGGGATCTCAACAAGTTCGTTACGTCGAGGCGACGGGACGGCACGCACCTGGTAGCCGATCATTTTCGCGGAACACGAACACTCCGGGTTAGATTCCAGGTGGAACGCTAGATATATGTCCGTGGCAGGGTTAGGTGCAGGCACATTCAGTTTGCCCACCTGATCCTCGTTACCGCCCGTCACGGAGATAACAGCATCCCAATTGGATGGGCTGGTGGTTCCGAAAATGTTGGCGTGGGCAGTGATCGTGCCCTGCAATCCGGGGATGCCGAGCAGTCGAAGGTCACGCCACGCTTTCTTCTCCATCGTACCCAAGCGGATGCGGCCAGTCTCAATCCAGCCATCATCCACAAATGTGGTGTTTTGCCGGAACACGCCACCTGGGTCACCCGTGACACCGAACCACAGTAAATCGTTAGCGACCGTGACCGTCACGCAGTTGCCCGCGTGATCCACTGGGGTCACAAGGTCGGAGGCGTAAGCGAAATCCAGGGGTGTGTTGTTGAGGATCTGGCCCAAGTTCATGCGGTACAAGCCGGGACGGTTCTGCCTGTCACCAGCCCTGCCCTTATCCCGGACAGTGAAATACACGTAGCGGCCTTTAGCGACAGCATTATCCACAGGAGCCTCATCAAAAATGAGTGGCCCAACCACGAGAGAACCGTCCTGCTGGATCTGTGCCACACGCACACCCTGCGTTGTTCCGATGATAAGGAACGAACCAACATACTGATACATGGACAGTACATCCTCACCACGAGGCAGCTCAGCGGTGATCGTCGGTTGATCCAGTGTGACCGTGGTGGTGGTGACGTTAATGCCGATAGAATAAATAGCACTGTATTCGCCGGAATATCCGGAAGCGTAGATCGCTTGTGGCCCGTCAGCGAAGTCAGTCCACACCCAATCAGCGTTAGGGTGCGAATACAAGGCAGTGGGTAGTGTCGCGGAGGATGGGGTCAAGTCAGTGATCTCGTGGATATCGTTATCTTCCGCGTACATGACGCGAGACTTCACCCACCGCAGTTTCGTGTACGCCGGGGTTCCCTTGTTGTCGTAAATCTTTGAGCCGTTACCATCCGGCAAATCACCACGCCAGATACCGGCAGTGTCCGAAGCCAACCAATACTGTCCCGTTTCATCGAACGAATCAATAGTGCCCGAACCGCCCCACGTAATATCGGTACTAGCACCAGCGTTCGTGATATAAATAAGGTCACCGTCGCTGCCCTCATTCACACCAACCAGCACACCCGTACCAACACTGTCAATATCAATCGTGTCAGCACTAGCCGAATAGATAGCAGACGTAGAGTTCAGCAGTTTCAGCTCGCCAGGAGTCCACGGGTCAATACCACCGGACTGGAAATACCGGAACCGTGCCTCTTCCGTGTTCACTTCCAGCGGTTCAGCGGTAGCAATACCCGCGCCGTAATGCCAGGAGGCTTGACTACGAATCCACAAACCCGAATCGAGTGACTGCTCACCAGGGTCACGCTGGGTGTCAATGCGTTCACGACGGAACCTAGCGGTTTCCCGTTTGATCGGGTATTGGTCGCTTGTGGCGAATAGGAACTTCAAGCCACCGATAGAGCAGTCCCACTTTTGGGCATCAGGACCGTACTGGCCGATGCCTGTGGGTGCTTCGATACCTAATCCGAGGTCTTCTACGACCTCTTCTGTGTAGTCGGTAGCCACCTATTGAACTCCAAACAGTGTGTGTGGTACAATCCACGGCAACCCGTGAACCCTTAGGAGGGATATGCGAAAACTGCTCGTCACCGTCACAGCTCTTCTCACTGCGACGGTTATCGCTGCACCAGCAGCAAACTCCACCACTCCGGTGAAGGCATCCAAATGGTCCGGTAAAGACTGTTCAGAAATTGTTGGGTTAAAGAAACAGTTGCGATGCTGGCGATGGCAAGCACGCAACCCGATCATTCCCGAACCCGAACCACAAACACCCGTCATTGTTGAGGCTCAACCAGGAACACCCGGCGAGAAGGGCGAGAAAGGTGACCGTGGTGCAGCGGGTGCAGCGGGATCACGAGGCCCAGCAGGGCCACCCGGACCAGCCGGACCGCAAGGTGAGCGTGGACCAGCAGGCCCAGCGGGGCCAGCAGGTAATGACGCTGAAGGTGGGTCAGGTTTCCCGTCCGGGACAATTTTCCTAGTTAACGGTTCCTGCCCTGAAGGGTCAACCATTCAAGGCTCACAGAACCGTTGGACCGTGTACGCCAACGACACAACCGGTCGCCCGTGGCTCACGTCAGGTTCATCAGCACAGTTGTTCCTGTCGGCTTGTCAGATGAACTAACGTGCCGACAATCAACGAGGTCGGTCAGGACTACCTCGCCTTCCTGGAGGCGAGGGGTCTTGCCCGATCCACACGGACAACAGCGAAGAACGTCATCAACCATGCCACCCGAGCATGGGGAGACATAGAACCAGGTGACATTCAACCCAAGCACATTGATCAATTCTTCATCGGTCAAACGTGGTCAACAGGAACCAGGAACATTTACCTCATTGGGTTGAGGAACCTGCTCAAATACTGTCGAACACACGGCCACATAGCAGCCGACTATGACCCCACGGCAGGGTGGAAAACCAAACGGGTAGAGAAACGTGAGAAAACGTGGCTGACCTTACCCGTGCTGGGTGCCATGATGGATGCCACCACTCACGCTAGGGATCGAGCGTTCCTCGCGTTAGGTATCTACACGTTCATGCGGGCCAGTGAGATCATTGAACTGCGCTGGAAAGACGTGGATCTTACGAACAATGAGATTCACATTTACCGCATCAAAACACAACAAGCAGACCAACTGCCTATTTGTGCTGAGCTACGGTACGAACTTGCTGTCTGGCTTACGTACTACATAAAGGAACATGGCACTATCGACCCGGACTGGTATGTGGTTCCGTCCCGTGGACCGGCACCCATGAAGGGCGTGGTCGGTAAACGGATGCTCGTCCCGACAGGTGAACCGCATCCTCTTCGACCAACACGCAGGATCGGTCGGCCCCAACGGATCGTCAAGGAAGCGATGGAGCGTATCGGCGTTGGCGACAAGGGTGATGCCTGCCATGTGCTACGCCGGTCAGGGGCCAGGAGCCTGTTTGAGGAACTTCGAGATCAAGGGTATGACGGTTCCGCTAGGCGAGTGCAATCCATGCTAGGTCACGCTAGCGTCACCACTACCGAACTGTATCTTGGTATTGATAATGAGCGTCGGCAACGCAACGAGGCGATTGCCGGTCGGGTCATGTTCAATGGTGGCGTTAATCCGTCTGCGAATCTCCAGTTACCTGGGAAGACTGCTGAGTTGACGCAAGATTAGGTGAGCAGTTTCAGGACACTTGCTCAGGTGTCAATACGCAGGCCACTAGAGCCTGCGTGGGTGATTTGTCTAAATAATCGTCCGATATTAACGAGTTATAGACCCTATTGTACGAACGTGTCAGACAGTTAGACCCGGATACATGACCGCGATCATCTCGTCCGTGAAGCCAAGGCTCTTGGCATGAGCGATAGCGGCGTCACGCGCTGCGGCGTCTGCGGCTTCCTTGTCCGCTGCGGCC